CATACCCGACAACACGAGCGCCGCCAAAAGACAGATGGCCAAGTTCACACGTTGTTTGTTGCTCAGTTTCATCGTTTATCCTCCAAGGTTGGGATGGGCTAAAACCATTGCTATTATTTCCGATTGCTTCAACGCCCGTTTCCAGACGCCGACGCAGGCGAGGGTTCCTATATATCTATAATTGTTACCGTCTGGGTCGTCTCCAATGTTCCACTTTCCGTTATTATCACAACTACCAACTGCGGCAATTGACACCGGAGTCTGAACTATCCCGTCTATATATAAATACGAATAATTATTGGAACGATTAAAAACTGCACATAGGTGATGCCATGTTGATAATGATACGGAAGATGATGAAAGTATGTACCCTCCATTCGTACCGTCTCCTATATAGGCAGATACTTGTCCACTAGCCTCCCACCGGAGCCACCATCTACCACCAGTCGTCCCTCTAGATGCCATAACATGAGGCACAGAAGAAAGCGAGCTAGTACAGTATGCCCATGCAGAAATACTGAAACTGGTCGCAGAGCCAAACGTTGTGGGCGTTCCAAGGTTTATGTAACCTCCTGCGCCGTTAAACCCCGCCCCCAACGCCTGTGCGCCGTTGAGCACAGGTCCCTGAGCACCTTGCGTGACGCCGCTAGGGACGAATAGGTAGACAACGCTGGCAGTGACGTTGGCTAAGACGGCCGTGCCGTAGGCTCCAGTACCTGCATTATATCCACCAATAAGGGCATTTTGGCTATTGCTGATCCAGCTAGGCGTAACAGGATTGGCAACTGGCGATCCTGCTGAAATATAATAATGACTGTTCGAAATACAGCAAAATAAATAATAACCATTTGATGAATTATACCAATACGGAACTCTGTTATACATCCCCGCCACGGTATATGTACCCGTGGCGTCCGGGGAAAGCGCTCCGCTCACGGTGACTTGATTGTAGTAGGTGGTGCCAGAGACAGCGCCGTTGTAGCGGCCCATGAAATCGAGCGCGACGCCCGCCATTGCGCCGGAGGTGACAGGCATTTCTCGCAACGGATAATACGCGAGCGGGCCGGTGTTCATAACCATACGGTAGGAAGCATCGAGCGGAAGGGGCATGGCGGCAAGCAGATCGGCGGCGGAGGCGATGGTGTAGCGGGGGGCTGGCTGCTCTTGCCAGTGGAAGCTAGGGTCAACGCGAAACGAAGAAGACGCGAACACAGACCCGCCCATCAACAGGGCGGCGGCGAGAAGGGCGATAAGTTTTCGCATGGGGCGTCTCCTTTTCTTAATGAGTCTATTATGTGGATTTGTGCCGCTGTTCATGCGGCCTCCGATACCGCTTTTTCGGCGGACCGCGCGAACGAAGGCATTTTGGTTTCGACGTAGCCGAGGCAAACGTGCAAACAATGAGGGTGATAAGGGGGCCTCGCCTCCAGTTTCGGGTATTGCTCCGACGTGCCGGAAATGCTGAAAATCTGGCCCTGGAACTCCTGACAATATTCGCAGGCGTTTGGATGCTCGCTGATTTGTACCAAGTCCACGCCGTACTGAAGCTGAAACCGGATACTGCCTTCCGTGACGGCCTCGCGCGTCCGGGTACGAGCCACCAGTTCGGCATAGTACCGCGGCTCGAATGTGGCTTTACCAGCCTTGACGCGGACGCCTTTGCCAAGCGCCTCTTCGAGGTCGGACTGAATCGACGTAGAAACCTCTTTCCGGGTTGCGCCCGTGGCAATGCCTTCCGCAACAACTTTGCTCATTTGCGCGTCTTCGATGGCGGTCTGCTGACTCAAGCGAAGTATGCGGTTCGCAATATGACCGAGGTCCTGATTGGCCCGCAGGAGATCGACGGTCATTTGGTCAGTGACCGCATTCACCGCTTCCGTGTGGATTTTGTTTCCCCAACTGACTCTTTCAATGTCCATCCCGGACTTTTCCAAGGCGTCGGCGGAGAGGTTCGCGCCGTACTGATACGCAGCAGGCATGATGCCGCGCGCGACTTCCTCGGCCTCAACGTTCAAGGCCGCCACGATAGCCTTGATTTGTTTCAGTTGCTCGCCATACCGGAAATTTTGGAACTCCGTCACAGACGCGCGGGCCAGTAGCCGTTCGAGTTTGGTCTGTGCCGCCGAATAGGTCCGGATAAGGGCCTGTATCCGCTCTTCGATAAGCGCGGGCGGATTAGGAATGTCTGAGTCACGGATTCCCATTACTGGCCTTTCATATTCAGGCGGCCTAAGACAAACCCAACCGCGGCAGATAAAATGACTTGCAGCCCGACTTTCACGAAATCGAGAACGGTGTTCCGCTGCATTGTCTGCGCTTGATGATGGTTTTGAATATGGTCTTGCAGATCTCTCTTGATAGATTGGATTTCCGAAGCCAGACCGACGCCGCCGATAGGCCCCTGTATCGCATTAAGTAACAGGTCCATCTTTTTTTCCAGACTGTCTAACTTATTCATAAGCGGACCATGTTCTGGACATGTTGCAGAATTTCTTTCACGCGCCGTGGCCATAGTCCACCTCGTGTTGTTCGAAGTCCGCGAGCGCCTTGATCATGGCGGCTGTCGCGAGTCGAAAGCTTCGCAATTGGTCTCTGAGAAACATATTGTCCGCGGTAATCCGCTTCAGTTCCGCGCGGAGACCGGAAATCTCGGAAGACGCCGCCGCATTGTCCGCCGCGGCCTTTTCTTGTTCGGCCTGATACATTTCCGCGTCGGTGGGCATCACAATGCTCCATCCGGAAAAGGCACTTGTTTCCACACTTTTCGATTACCAAGACAATAGGCACAAAGGCCCGTATTGAACCGATCATAGGTACGGAAATGGGAGACCCAATCCGTGGTCACTGGGCAATGAATCTGCGGAAACTCCACCAGCCGCCCGGAGCGCAGGGCATAGTTTGCAGCGTTAGCACACTGCCATATTTCTCCGTCTATATAGGTCAACCGTTGACAGTTACATTCGGCTGGCAGCGCATCCGGCAAGGGCTCTCGCGGAAGTTCCTTGAATTGACTGAACTGATCAACATGCACTTTGTCAGGCCCGAACGTCTGCAACTGTCTCAGTCCTTCGGGATACGCATTTGCGCTGGTGGTGTACAAGTGATCGATAAGGCCCTTCCGAAATAATTGGAAAATCACGTCATGGCGCACACAATTAGAAAGTACCCGCGTGTGTTGTGAGACGCCGGATTGACGAATTGCTGCGCACGCCTGCTCGAGGAGCGGCCACATGGTGGGCTCTCCACCCGTAAGCCCGATCCAGTTCAGTTTTAGGCCCCACCGTTTACAGGCATCCAAAAACTCGATAACTTGATCCATAGTCATATGATAATCCGGATGCGTCGCACGGATATTTTCCTGGGAACAGAACCGGCAGCGCATGTTACATTCGGCGGTGACGTGCCATTCCATAGCGCGCCAGGTATGCCACGGTTCATCCCATTGAGCGCGATATTTAGCGAGGCGCTGTTTTCCCAGTGCGTACCAGTACTCTGGGGAAATTCCCGTAGTAAGTTGACAGTCATATTTTCGGTAGTAGTAAAGCGGCTCTTGAATGACAGCCCACCGCGCACCGACCAGGCAGGCGCGCGAATCCCAGTCGCTATCGGTGCCAACTGAGAGGGTTTCATCGAATGGGCCGGTTAACTCATAGATTTCGCGTTTGGACACGATAGATCCGTTGCAGCACCCGCCGCGAGGACCGCCTGTCATGAACGATTCCGCATCCATTCCGACATAGGAATTTTTATCAATCACCATGCCTCCCTCGCGGCCCATGTACATACCAGACGAAACGCAATCCGCTGCTGGCAGTCCGCGGAGGCGAGCTACGCTTTTTTCGATTCGGCTTGGATTGTCCCAGTCGTCGGCATCAAGCCGCGCAATGTAACGGCCTGAGCAATGTTGAAGTGCGGTATTACGCGCGGCGGCCTCGCCTCTGTTTTTCAGATGTGAGTAGATTTTGACCCGATTGTCATGCGCGCCAAATGCGGCCGCTATCTGATTCGTGTCATCCGTGCTGGCGTCATCAACAACGACAACTTCGACGTTTCTATAGGTTTGTGTTAGGCATGACTGAATCGCTTGGTAAATGAACCGACCCGCATTGTAGGCGGGCATCATGATCGATACCAGTTCGTCATTGGAAATAGGTAGATGAAACTCGAACACTTCCACTGTTTCTCCTGCTGGTATTGGTGCATCAGTTATGGGATTGATAACAGCATTTGTGCGTCCTGCTTTCAAAAGCTCGGTGATTCTGTAGCTGTTTGCCAAATGTTGAGACAACGGGACCTCGTCTAGGCTCATTAACTCACCTCGATATGCAGCCCGCGTTTCCGCAGGCCATCTGAAAATTGCTCCATCAAATCGCCCACGATATAAGCGAAGCTCTCTTCTTTGGTCCTTCCGTGTTCCTCATTGGAGTCAGGGATGTGAACGTCAGAATTTTTGCCGCAACGCCTGAAAAACGCCAGAGCCGCGTGCGTCATTTCATGGGCCTGATTTGGGTATCCAACTGCGCATTTCCAGAACAAAATGTAGCCGAGTGAAGGCAATTTGTGAACGGACTTTTCGCCGATCATGCGCGTACTGGTGATCGGGCACACGCAGGCATCGAAGCCTTTCCGCATCATCTTGTCGCGGTCCGCTGTCCCGAGGGTCCCGTAAAAGCGAACCATCGCGGCCCTGGACCGGAAAAGGATGCAGGTAAAATAACGACTCTTGCCGTCCGGATAAACGCGAAATCGGGCCAGTTCTTGTTTCATAGCAAACCTTATCCTTTTGCCCTCGTTCTACAGAACATTGTCCGCGTTCTACAGAACATGGATAGAACACGGTAGACGGCGGTAGAACGGCGGTAGACGGCGGTAGACCGTGGTTACGCCGGACAGGACGGCTCGCCGTACTGCGCGCCGCTCTCGGCATAGCCGTCTGTCCGTTTGAAAGCGGTGTCCGGGCGCCCCAATTGGCCTTGTTCGCGCTCGCCGTGATCGGCGGTGCCGTTCTTGAACGGCGTATCGTCGCCGTGACCGGCCATTTCCTCTTTGGCTTCGTCCGCCATGATGTGCTCGATGTGATCGTCGCCCAGTTCGTTGGCGGCCTTTTCGGAATAGAAGACTTTACCCATGATGCGATCCTCTTTCTAGGAATCTCTGATTCCTGTTATTTTCCTGCGGCGGGTTTTCCGCCGTGTTTGAAATACTCGATTTGGGCGATGCGTTTCTTCACCGCCTTTTTGTTTTTGTACACGCCGAGGTCTTTGCCGGTGAACTTTGACCGGAGCTTGTAGCCGCCTTTGACCTTGGTCACAAACTTCTTGACCTTGACCGGCTTGTCATTCGGATCTTTGCTGATGCTCATGACTAGCGCCCTTTCATTTCTTGCCGAGCCGCTGTTGGGTACCTGTCGGCCCTTGCGTGGCCACCTGTTCGGCGAGATAGTCCTTGAACGGTTTGCCTTGCCGGTTTTTCCCGCTTGGGCTTTTGGGTGTCGGCTGAATTTTTCCGGTGGGCTCGGGCGTCTGTTTTGTTCTCACGCCGCCTACTGTTTTGCTCATTTTGGTTCCCTTTTCAGGCGTCTGCTAGCCTGGTATTGTGAAATCACCGGGCGTTCGCAGAGCGGTTGATAATCGAAGATGTTACAATATTCACGGGAGAGCGCGGAGATCTCCACGTTTGGCGTCTCACGTAGTGCCGCGTCCAAATTCTGTTGTTCCCAACGCGCCGGCCATTCTTCGCATTCATGAACCCATCGGTCGCACAATGCCTCGGTCGCCGTGTTGCATCGCAGAACGAGCGTTCCCGAGAGCAATTCATCTGTCACATGGCGATGATAGGCCACATCTCCCAGCATATTTCGAGAAGAAAAAAGAGCGGGGAAGGCCCTGAACCGCGCGTCCGCATCAACATAGACAATCGTTTCTCCTTCATGCTTGGAAACCATATCGCGCAAGAACCGGGCCTTGTACACGGTGTTCCGCTGCCAACTGCCAAGATCTTCAATGGCGGTCAGTTCGCAGCGGAGACCGAACCGATGCACGGATTGCTCCATGGCCAGCGCCTCGATTTCATAGCCGTTTCCGCGCGTGTAAAAACCGACAATGATCGGCATCGGGTCCGGTTTTGTCGGCATCGGCGCAAACGGAAAACAGCGTAGAGCCGAATTCGGGTTGCAGTTGTAGATTTGGACGCGCTGAAGGAGCGCAGCCGCGTAGGCGTTAAACTGCTCGATCATGCGCGGATACACGTTGTTCGGGTGCTGGCGCGGCCCGTAGCCGCCGTGGAAATGGACTTGCTTGCCCGTGGCCGGGTCCCCGTGCATGTCGAGGCCGAGCAGGTAAATTGGGTCTGCGCCCATGGCCGCCGCCAGCAAAAGCGCCCCCATGCCGGAATTGTTTGCGTCCGGGAAACCGTCTGTCAGACTTTTCGGCATCGCCGGTTGACCGGATCGGTCCACGTGCCACCATTCTTTGAGCGTGTCCCATTGCCGGTAAAAAACCTTCGTGGCTTTCAGGGCGCGCCATTTTTGGTGCGACTCATCTCCGTATTGGCCCGCATCGGCTTCGATGACAAAATCCTGGTCCATGGCAAACAGGATCGCCGGATCGATCACCTCATAGGCTTTGTTGACCCCGATGACGAGACGCCCCTCGAGTTCGGTCCAGTCAAATCCGCGAAGGCTTGGGCCGCCGCAAACAATAAAGACCGGCTGGCCGCGCCATGGGGCCGGGCTGAACAGTTCGCTTATGCAGCGAGGTCGCGCCGGGCCAGCGGCAGGAATGGCTTTCGCCGCGCGCTCCTTCTGAAGCATCGCACTGATATTTTTCCCCGCCTGAATATGATAGGCCAGAGGAAGTTCGTCGTTCATCGAATCACCTCAAAGGTCCGGTAATGGGGTTTCAGGTAATTTTGTAAGAGGGATTTCGCGGCGAAACAGATCGGGACCTGGCCAATACTCAGGCGATACCGTTCTTGTACCAGACCGGCGTCCCCGATATTTTGGGCTTGCGCGGCCATGCGGGCGTCGACGTCGGGGTCAATCAGCCGGAAAAGGGCCTGTTCACAGACCGCCATAATCATGGCGTCCGTCGGCACGATGAAATTGTTGGCGTCCACGGGGAACAGGTAATCGTTGCACGACAAAATATCTCGCTGGGCCCAAGCGAGGTAAGCGCCTTGCAAGGTGCAGCCCGTCCAGAGACCTTGTTCGGGCCGATTGGCAAAAAAGGCATTCGCCTGGTCAAGCGTGCCCCACGGCAGATCGGCCAATGTAGGCAACTGAGGCGCGACCGGCTTTTCGATGACCCAGTCATAGACGTAGACTGGGACGCCAAACATACCCCAATAGTCAATGCCGATTCCCGGAGATTGATCTTGGTTGTCGCGGATCGGTGTTCCTGTATCACCCATAACCTATCCTCGTCGGCGCGCTTCGTCCGGGCCCACGCCGCCATAGGACGGCCGCGGATTGTGCCCCACGCCTTTTTCCTGCAACATCTGCGTGATCTTTTTTGAGTGGCGGATATGGTCAATCTCTGTCGGCAACGGAATGGCGGCAAGTTGGTATTGCAAAACTTGCAACTCCGCCTTGGCGTTTTTCAAAGCTGCCTCGAGTTCCACAACTTCCGCCGTCTTCTGTTGAATGCTCAACATGATCGTTTCTTGGGACGGCGGCGCGTCTTCAACGACGGGCGGCGTGTCTTCAACGACGGCCTTTATTGGCTCAACCGACTCGCCTTTTGTTTTCTCGTTTGGGAATGCGAATTTCTGTTTACCGGCCATTGTTGCTCCTTGCGCGGGCGGCCCGCAGTCCGGACCGCCCGCATTTTTGGATTACTGAAACTGTCTAGCCGCGCGAGATGAGGCACGCCAGCATGACGCGCTTGCGTTCCCAGCTCCGGCTCCAGGTGGCTGCCTGGGCCAGCGTTGCGACGCTCGGGGAAGGCCCCTCACCGAGGGTGTACTCGAACCCTTGCGGATGCAGGATGTAATCGACGCGCGAGAAGATGGTCTCTTGGCCGCCGCCGTTACCACCCATCGGCGTTCTCCAGATCTCGAACGGGACCTTGGGTGTGCCCACGCCCATCGCCACAGCGCCGGGGCCGAACAAGTACGTGTAATACTTGGTGGGGCTTCCGGCCACGACGGTGGTTTTGTCATCGACAACGACGTCGATGCCCATGTACATCGGGATCGTCCACTTGCCTTCCGAATCGGGCCGGAAAGTGATCAAGTCGTTTTTGCGCATCGTGCCATAGACCAAGGAATGTACGCAGAGGGCTGTCAACTCGGTCTGTCGGTCGCCCATCGTCGATTGCGTGTCGATGAACGCGTGGCCATTGAAGAGGTTTGACGTACCGGACAGCCCGGAGATGTCGTTCACCATGTCGGAACTGTCGCTCGCGATGTTGTTGGCGATGATGCCCTGCAACGACGCCAGAATGCGGCGCTGTTGCTGAACCATCCAGTACCACGCGATCTTCGACTGGATGCCGGCCAGCGGATCGGCGCCGTTCAACTCGAACACGAGGTCCATGCTGGACCACGAGTTGTTGAGCGCGTGACGGACGGCGGTGTTTTTCATGCCGGCCAACGCCACGGGCGTGCTCTGGCTAGTCGGATCGTCGCTGCTGATGTTCGCGTCGTCTTCGGGCAGCGGGCCGAGATAACGGGGACTGATAAGGTAACCCCCGATTTTCGAGGTCAAAAAGTCATCCAGCATTTGGTCGCGGATTGCGACGCCGCTCTGGATGAAAGCGTTCAGCGTCAAGGAGTTTAGCACGATCTGTTCGGCAAACACCTCGGGCGCGATCACTAGATTTGAAAGCTGTGTAACGGCCATGACGGGCCATCCCTTCTACCGGCCCATGGCCGGTGAACAGAAACAACAGGGTTATCGCCGGGCGCCGGCGCGCGCGGCCTTTGCCGCGGCTTCCGCCGCCTGATTGATAGGGATCGCGGCGTCCCGCATGGCTTGTGCCAGTTCCGGGTTGTCGCGATACATTTCCTGCTGTTTCGTGATATTTTGCGTAGCCTTCACAAAGGGATTTTCCTTGATGCCGTCCCGCGGATATTTCCCGTTGCCGGGGCCGCCCGCGCCGGATGGACGGAGATAGTGGGCGTAGCTTTTTTCGCCTTGCACGGAGTCGAGGTACTTATCAATCGGGAGGTATTCCTCGACTGATTCCCCTTTCTCGTTTTTGCGGCGGAACAAAATCAGGTCGAGCACTTTACCGGTCGGTTTCCCGTCCGCGCCCATCTCGATTTCGCGCTTGTGGCTTTGCAAGGCCCGCGGGACAATATCTTCCGCCGGATTAATGAACCGGTCGCCGCAGGCGCCCAGGATACGGTTCGTGATCTGTTCGCGCAACCGAGCTTGACGTTCGGTTTCGAGGGCTTCCTGGGCTTCCGTGGCCGTTTTATTGGCCTTGGCGAGTTGCTCTTGGACCTGGGCGCCCGCCTCCTGAAGAGCGGTCTGCGCCTTCGTCTCGGCGGCGGCCTTGTCGGCCCGAGCCTGCTCGAGCATGCGCTCAAGTTCCGGGGTCCGGTTCTGCTGGGCTTCGAGCGCACGGATCTTTTCGTCCTGTTCCGCGATCTTTTTCTTTTCGCGCCCAACCCGCTCGCCAATGATGCGCTCCAGATCTGTTTGCTGGACCACGCCCTCGACTTCGAGTTCGTCCTCGCCCGCCTTGAACGGCTTGCCGTCGGCGTCAACCACTTTACCGTCTACCACTTTTACTTTCATGAGAGTTTCCCTTTGTGCCGCCGTTCAAGGCCGGCGTTTGCCTTCCGCGCCTCGATTTGCGCGTATGTCCGGCTGTCATCGGCCGCCGTGCGCCGTTTGCCTTATGCCGTGCCGGTTTCTTGCGGCGGCGTCCCCGTTTGGGGCGCTACCGTCGCGGCTACCGGTCCATGCACGTCCTGGGCCGGTCCCATGCTCCGTAAAGCCTTGAGCGTTTCGAGCGCCTCTTGTGTGCTCTTCTGCTCGAGGTCTTTCAGCTCTTGGTCAATATCAAAATCGGCGGGAAGAAGTTCGGCGTCTACCATGATCCGCAACAAGGTCCTTGGCATCAACATGCCGTCAGACACAAGCTGCGTCATCATGTTCACCATGGCCGAATCAATCATGGTGTCGTCAAAATCACGGTTGTACTGAACGCTCACAGCGGAACTTTGTTCTGAAGCATTGAGCAATGCCAGCATCGCGTGCCAGCATTTGAGTTCGCTTCGCTCGTAATCATGGCTAACCGATTTGAGCGAGGCCGTCAACATGCGTTTAGATTCCCGCTGCGTGTCCGCACTCTCGACCTGGCCGCTGTCCTTTTTCGACTGGGCCAGCATTGTGCTCATAACAGAGGCTTCGAGTCGGCTGATGGATTCACGGAGCGAGTTGAATCCAGTGCCGGTCGTTTCCAAGAGGCCGATAGAAGAGGACCGGCCTTCCTCGGACGGAATCCAAATTCCACGCGACACGTCCAAAACGACGGGCTCTTTCGGCGCTACAATCCACGGCGTCGGATGCGAAGAGAGGCGTTCAAACCAGTCGAGGTCGCTCATTTTGTTGTACTTGAGGAGCACGTGATCGAACACGGGCCGGCAAACCGGCCAACCGCACCAGTCGTATTCATCGTCGCGGATGCCGTAAAACGGGATGATCGGCACAAGGCCGGCCGGGTTGACGCCCTCATCAATCAGGTGCATTCCCTGGTCATAGACTTGCCAAATGTCCCGGCGCCAGACTACGTATTCAAACTGGGTAACGTGGACAATGCCGGGAAGTGGCCGCGTATCGGGCTTGATACGGCGAAGCACGACCCACATTGGCTGATACTGGCGGTCAAAGGCCCAGTCGATCACGTAATCGGCGGGGATTGACCGGAAATAGGGCCGATGACCCGCCAGTTCTTCATCGGCTTTTGAGACGTAAGCGGTTTTCGGGAGTTCTGGAAGGTCCACTTGCACGAACCGGATGCCGTCAATTTGGGCGTCACGGGCCACTTGAGTAAAAAACCCGTCCGTGCTTGTGCCGCGTCCATCGACATTATCCGCATACTGTTCGATAATCTGCGGTAACTCGCGATGGGGGGCTTTTTTAAAAAGAAGCGCCTGCCGCCAATTGATGATTTTCTGAATCAGATTGTCATAGCAAGCCCGTTGCCACCGCATATCGTACTTGATATTTGGCATCGGCGGCGTCAGCATTTTGCCGTCGTTATCGGTGAGTTCGGACTGCTCAGGGTAGAGATAGAGCGTCCGCTTCATCTTCACGGTATCTGCGCCTTCATAAAGGTCGCGCCCGCGCATCCGCTGAAACTGCGTCTTGAGATACGCGATGTTCAGTTGCGCGATGTTCGTAAAGACGTTTTTATCCGCCTGATTTGGGATTGTCTCGGCACTCATGAGGCCAGGATGCGGGAATGTACCAGGAAAGACGAAAGAGGTTCAGGCCCCTGTCAAACCCCAAAAACAGAAAAGCCCCGCCACGCGCGGGGTTGCGCGGCGGGGCAAAGGGAATTAAAACCAGTTACAGGTCAACTCTGGTATCAATTGCGCCTTCGTCTACCTGGAAAAACCCAAGCTGGCCTTTCCAGGGGATGGGCTTTGCGAATAGCTTGGGATCGCGGACATAAAGTCCGAGACAACCTTCCTCATGCCATGTGCTTGTAACTACGCGCATCAGGTCCCATAGCTCGACTGAGCCGAGGATCGCGCCATAGAAGGCAAATTCGCCATGTAACAGCGACCTGTATTCCAGCTCCGGATGCCATTTCTCGCAAATATACGCGAGTGACTCTTCGTCGTGATCCGGTGTCTTGCTTGAGTGAATCAGCAACCGCCGCGGCAGCGTTTGTCGGAACGTCTCGATTCGCTTCGGCGACCAGTTCCAGCAACGGTTCTCCACGTTTTTTGACCCGAACAGGAGCCGGGCCCAGGGCTGTTTGACCGAAAGACAGATCATTGTACAGCCTCCTCCTTTGCGCGCCAGCCGTGCATCCGTAGGCCGTTGCGGAGCGCCGTGGGCGAGAAAAAGCCGTAGAGTTTGGTCATGGCTATTCCTCCAGCGCCAGCGCGATCAAGCGCGGAAAATCTATATCCGCCGTCGCCGCCAACGCCGTCGCCGCCGTCGCCGTCAACGCCGTCGTCGCCACCGCCACCGTCAACGCCGTCGCCGCCGCCGCCCGCGGAGCCTCCGCCGCCGCCGCCGCCCGCGCCGCCCCCGCCGCCCGCGCCGCCTCCGCCGCCCACTCCGGCGCCGCCAACGCCGCCGCCGCCCACTCCGCCGCCTCCGCCGCCCGCGTCGCCGCCCGCGTCGCCCACGCCGCCGCCAACGCCGCCGATCTATCGTTACCAGTCCACCATTTTCGTGCCCATTGCAGCCATGTCGCCGACTGCGGGACCTGGGCCGCACACAAAATGGCGAATTTTACCTGCTGCTCCATCGTGATACTGGGAAGCGCGATTTCGCGTACCGTTGTAACCGAGGTCCAGCCTTCTTTCAGGCCGGAATCGGTTTTGCACTCGCCGGAGCACTCGCATTCCCAGAGGCGCGGCCAGGCAAAATTGGCGTGGATCGGATTGAGCAACACTGCCAGTGCGGGTATGGCGTAAACGTGTATCCATCCAGGACCGCACAATTCGCCGGTGCCGTCTGCCGTGTATGTCACGTTTTCGCCCCATTGGGTCTGGTTAAAAGTCTGGCCATTTTTGTCTGTCAGTTTGTACCGGATCATGTCGCGTCCTCCTTTTTCTCCTCGCTTCGGGCCAGCCGCTCCCGGAGCGCCCTCCTTACCCACTGGGCCAGCGACTCGTCGTCGCGTTCTGCCCGGGTCCGGGCCGCCTTGATGAGATCCGCCGGGAACCGCATCGAGACTTGAACGTTATTGCGTGTTTTCATATCCACATTTCTCCTTGCCCTCGCGGGCGTTGCGCCGGGCTGGCCGCCGGCCTGCGGTTTACGGGGGCCCGAAGGCCCCTGGCTCGCCTATTCTTCGTCGGGCGCCGGCGCCGCGCGCGGCAGCCCGAA